GCCGGCTTCACGTCGTCGACGAGTTCCGCGAACCCGTACCAGGAGCGGACTTCGTCGCGGCGGACCTCGACGGTGTCGCCGGGCTTCTTGCCCTTGTGCCAGAAGATCAGCTTGAGGGTGACCAGCTCTGCCGGGTCAGCCATGGCGGTACTCCTTCACTAGTGGTCGCCCCCAGCAGCGTCGAGAGCGGTCGAGAGGGTGTAGCGGGGCGGGTGGATGGCCCGCCCGTTGCGGTCGGTCTGCCGGGTGCCGTGCTCCACGTAGATCGCGTACGGCACGTTCGCCTCCACGGAGACTTCGCCGTTAGGGCCGGGCTCTTCCACGCGGTGGATGGACGCCTTGTAGCGGCCCGTGTACACGGGGGCGATGGCCTGCGCGGTCTCCACGACGCGGTCCATGCGCTGGGCGAGGTCGTCCTGTACTGCCCGTGTGTGGGGCAGGTTGTGGATGGCGTCCTCATCGAGCTGGACGTCGAGAGTGACCTCGGTGCCGCTCATGCGCCCTTCACCTCCAGCAGGTTGACGACCTGCCCGGACAGGGGGCCGGCGCCTTCCGCGTGGGCGGGGACGCCGTCGACATCCCAGGTGCGGCCGTCCCAGGACACGCGCATGCCGGTGGTGACCGTGATGGCGCGCGGCGGCATGAGGAGTTGGGCGCGGGTGCTGGTCTGGTCTCCGGCCTGCCGGGTGCGGGAGTTGGAGGTGTAGTCGACCGTGCACCCGGAGACGGGGGTGGATGTGGGGTGGTCCCAGTCGCGGACCTGGGTGTTGTAGTCACCGTCCACGAGAGCGGCTTCGAGGACGGTGACCGTCTGGCGTCCGATCGGCCCCGGCATCAGCCCACCACCAAAGGCCACATGGTGAGCAGACCGGAGGTGCGCAGCACGGTGACGGCCTGCGGGGCGATGCGCGGGGCTGCGCCGGCGCCTTCGCCGACGGTACGGCGGGTGAACGAGCGGGACCCGGCGCTCATCGACTGCAGGTCGTTGTTGGCGCCGGTCTCGTCGTCGCGGTCCATCATCCAGTGCACCTGCCGCACACAGGCTTTGCGCAGCACGTCCTGCACGGCCGGGTTGGTGGGCTCGTACGTGGCGCCGGTCAGGGCCTCGTCCAGCGCGTCGGAGGCCTGCTCCAGCAGCCGGAACGCGTTGGCGGGGGCGGGCTCGGGGGCGAGCCACGCCTCGAGGTCGCTGATCGTCGCGTACGCCATGAGCCCTACTCCCCCTGCTCGTCGCTGGTCGGCTGGGCGCTGTCGCGGGCGTCCTCGACGACCTGGGTGTAGTCCTGGCACTCGGTCTTGGTGGAGTCCTTGGCCTGGTCCGCGTCCATGCCGAGCGCGATGGCGTAGGCCCGCCAGTCGGCGACGGCCGCGTTCTTCGCGGGCCGGTCCGGCAGATCGCGTGCCGCAGTGGCCGGGGACTCGGCGTCCTCGTTCGGCACCGGAGCGTCCTGCCCCTCGCCGAGCGCCTCCTCGTGCGCCTCAACCCACTCCTGCAGCTGGGTGACGGAGAGGGTGGACGCCTGGACGGCGTTCAGGCCGAGGGAGACCGCGTAGGTGGCCCACTGACCCGGCAGCGCGTCGTCGCCGGGCTTCTCACCGGGCGCCTGGCGGTGGTCGCCGACCCGGTTGACGGTGTCCGCCTCCGAACCGTGCCCGACGACCAGGGACTTGTTCCCGGCCTGAACGTCGGGCGCGTCACCGTCGACCGGACGCAGCTTGCCGGTGGCGACCTGCTTGGCCATCTCCGGCGACAGGGGATCGTCCAGGGTGAGGCGCATCCCACCCGATCCGATGTACTCGCGCGAGACCATGGGTCAGTTCCACGCCTTCGGCATCTTGAAGACGGTGATCGCGCCGGTGTGCCCGGACGCGAAGTCCACGTACAGGCTCGAGCCGTCCTGCTGGAAGTGCGCGGACGTGAACGGGCCCAGCCACTCCACGCCGGTGGTGGCGGCCACGGACTGGGTGAGGTCGCCCTGCCCGGCCATCCACGCCTGCGTGCCCGTGCCCGCCTTGACGGTGACGTTGTGGGCGGAGGAGTGCGTGTTGGTGACCCGGATGAGGGTGTGCTCGGGGTCGACGTTGTTGATGACGACACCGTTCGACACGAGGGTGGCGTCGATGGTGGTGCCGGCCGGGTCGGTGAGGTGGCCGTTGGGGACGAACGGGGTGTAGCTGACGGCGGTGCGCGCCATTTGGTGCCTCCTAGGGGGTCAGCGCACGCTGAACGAGCGGGTGGGGCCCTGGGAGGGCTTAGGCGGGGTCGATGTACGCGACGGCGATACCGGTGGGGCGCAGGAGCTTGCCGCCGTAGACGTGCAGGCCGCGGATGGCGTCGGCGATCGTCGACTGCAGGCGCAGGGCTTCGGTCTCGAGGATCTGCTCGGCGTAGGTGATCGCGCCCGGGTAGCCGGCCTGGATGACCTGCGTGTCACCGGACGGGTTGGGGGTGTTGTTCGACTCGAGGATGTCGAAGCCCGCGGCGCGGCCGACCATGCCGTTACGCAGGCCCTGCTCGGTGCCGGACTCGTTGACCTTGATGAAGCGGGAGTCCTTCAGCAGGGAGCCGGAAAACTCGGGGGAGACGACGACGTAGCGGCCCTCGGTGGGGACGTTGGCCCGGTTCAGCTTCGTCCGCAGGGGGACGAGGACCTTGTCGTAGGCGTCGGTGGCGGTGGTGTGGATGTCGACCGGGGAGCCGGTGGAGCCGACCGTGTTCGCGGAGGCGACGCCGGTGTAGAGAGAGGCGACGTAGGCGTCGGCCTTGTCTCGCAGCCCGTAGGCGGCGTTCTGCGCCATCTGGCCCATGGGGTTGAGGAGGGCCTGCGCCTTGTCCACGTCGTCGATCTTGAAGGCGAAGGCCTTGGCCTGGTCGATGACCAGGTCGGTGCCCGCGGTTTCGACGTCCTCGTAGTTGAGGGTGTCGCCCGCGTCGTAGTCGAAGATCGTGGGGTCACCGATGGTGGTGATGTGCACGGACTGCCCGTGAGAGGTGATCTCGCCCTCGTAGTTACGGTTGACCAGCTGCGGCTGCGCGTAGACGAGGCTGTTGCGGAGGGCCACGAGCAGCTGCGCGGACCAGATTTCCGGCTTGAAGTTGTTGATGGACAACGGAGGCTCCTAGTGGCCTACCGGCCGCCCAGATAGGCGTTGAGGCGCCCGTCCTTTACGGCCTTGGTGATCTCTTCGGGGTTCATCCGCTTGACGTCCTCCGCACCCAGCTGCCGCTTTGAACCCGGGGCCCCGTCCATCGGCGCACCGCCCGCGGGGACTGCGGGTTTCGGCTCGGCCGGCTTGACGGCGGCGAGCTTCGGGTTCGCCTCCACCGCCTCCTTGACCGCCTTCCCCACGCTGGCAGCGAAGTCAGGGGCTGACGGGTCGAGTTTGGCGATGGCTTGGGCGAAGCCCCGGGAGTCCAGGAGGGCGTCGGGGTCGCCGCCGTGGGTTCCGGCCGTCTTGTAGACGGCGAGCTCCACCTTGGTCTGGCGGGCTGCATCCTCGGACGCCTTGGTCCGGGCCTGCTCCTCGGCCAGCTTCGCGGTGAGTTCTTCGGGGGTGGGCGGCTTCTCCTCGCCGGTGTCGAGGCCGAACGCGGCAGCGACCTTCTTCATCAGGTCGGCCTGCTGCTCTTCGGCCTTCTTCTCCGCTGCGATGCGCTTGGCCTTCTCGGCTTCGACGTCGCCGCGGATGTTCTCCACGAGCTTCTGGAACTTCTCGGGGTCGAAGTCGCCGTCGAACTTGGGCGCCTTGGCCTTGGGTTCGGCGTTCGGTTCGGTGGCCGGAGTGGGCTCGGGGGATGCGGGAGGAGTGGCGGGCTGTGCGGGGGCGGCCGGCTCTGGCGGAGTCGGTGCGGGGGCCGGTGGCGCGGGCGGGGTGGCCGGCTGGCTGCCGGGTTCCGTGGGCGTGCTTCCGGGTTGTGCGGGGGCGGGGGTCGTCATCCGGGGCCTCCTTGGGCTGCCTGCACGTGAGGGCTGCGGCGCCTCGGTCGCACACGTGTTGGCATGGATGCTAACCCAAACCTCAGATCTATGCTGCACAATCAAAGGCTAGAAAGCAAGTTAGCCTTTGATTCTACGGATCAAGAGGGGGTTGGGGTGCCGGAAACCACCGCGAACATCGCCGATCTGGCGCAGCGTCAGCCCGCCCAGCTCCGCGCCCTCGAGCACCGTCACGCCGCGGCCGCGGCCCGCCCCCTCGCCCGCGCCCTGGCCGACGCCGAAACCGACGCCACCCACCGCTGGATGCTGGCCACCACACCCGTCCAGGCCGTGCCCGCCCCCACCGAACTCGCTGCGCTCATCGAGCACATCCGCAAGAACCTGGAGGCCGCCTTCCACGGCCAGGGCGCGTACGCCATGGCGGAAGCGCAACGCGCCGCCTACACCGCCGCAAGCCTGGGCATCCAGCACGCCTCCAGGATCACAGCTTTGCTACGTGGTGTTCCCCCGCCCGACATCCCCCCAGAGACCGGCGCGACCGCGGACCGGGCCGCAGGCGGCATCGTCCAGGCCGTGCAGGAGGAGCACTCCCACGCCCTCGCCCTCCTCACCACCGCAGGCCTCACCGCCTACGGGCTCGCCGGGCTCAAGTCCGTGTTCTCGAGGGCCAGACGCGCGGTCACTCGCATCACCGCCGGTGTCGCCGTCGCCATCACCTCCGCTGCCGCCAACGCCGCTCTCGTCGTGGCCCGCTACCTGGGCCCGGGGGTGCGGCTGCTGTGGGTCGCCGAACCGGGCGCCTGCCCCGCCTGTGCCGCGTACGCCGGGCGTTCTGTCCGGCCGGGCGGCATGTTCCCCGGCGGGCTGTCCCTGGACCCGAAGCGCACGGTGTTCCTCAACCCCATTGCCGGGCCACCCCGCCATGTGTCGTGCAGGTGCACGACCATCCCGTGGCATCCGCGCTGGATCACCCGCGGCCCGTCGCTGCCCGTTCTGCTGCAGCAGCGCGCCCGCGCCGGCTACA